AACGCCATACAATCCTCTTGATCAGTTCCAACCAGTGTAGGATCCGTCGAAATCTCATTAATACACATAAGAGAAGCAGAATCGGCAATATCCTGCCCTTCAACATGTGCCAAAGACGAAACGGACTTGGTAATAAATTTACTAATTTGTTCTTGTTCAGAATTACGAGTAAATCCAAACCATCCCATAACCTTCTTGGCAGCTCCCGCTGCTTTTTCGACTGTTCCAGCATATGGTCCAATAATTGGAATCCCTTCCGCTTTCTTGGCAATATCCTGGATTTTCCCAACTGCGGCAGACGCCTTAGTGACTTTGTCATGTAGTTTTGGAGCTACAGACTTCATCGCATGGTTAGCACGCAGAGGTTTTCCTTGAATATGCGGAACAACTAATTGATAGTCGTCCATCAAGGAAGCAAAAACACGAATACTCCCAGATATAAGACCGCCAGGCATGGCAGTCGCAAGCGGAGATAAACAAGAAATTGATACCTTCCAAGAGTTGGCAGGACCAGCTGGTAATTGGGCGAAGTCATACGGCCACAAAAATTCCAACTGCATACCACCATCCTCAGCAGAAGCACAATCAATTCTAACAAAATGGTCAACCTGCATACAGTTTTGAATATGTAGGGTTTCGGAAACTGATGTCGATGTTCCAGGCACAGTACCACCATTAGGTAATGCAGAAATAACATAGCTACCGAAAGCATTCCCAGGAATCGCAGTCACAAAAAGTAACTGAAGAGTTCCTCGAACCAATTGATAGTTAGCTATCTTCGCGGCGATATTCGCATTCGCCAAATACAAAGCCCATGGATCAATCGTAGTCAAGACTGATTGAACATCTGCATTCGACAAATTAAACGTCGCTATCTCGGTGGCACGCAACATGAAGTCATCTAGAGTGTTCGTTGGCATCTGCTGGTGAAACTGCTGTTCCACTGTAGGCGGATTACCAAACACTCCTGGTGATTCAAACACAATCTTACCCGTATCGTGGGTAACACCGGTCGAATTAACGACAGTGCTCTCTTGAACATTCGCCGGATCATTGCCAGCGTTTACAATCGGAGTAGTAGACATTTTAGGTTTACCTTGGAGTACGAAATTCGTAGCAATGACACCTTCATCACCACGAGTACCCCTCTTCAGAATAGAAGGAGGGGCGACTGGAGCTCGTACACTCCACGTCTGAAATGAGCCTTCACTCATCTTTTGTCGCCAATACGAATATGGGCGATCTACGAAGTAAGGGTTGGAAAGAAACCTATACTTCACCGCTTGACCGACAATGAACATTTGCAAGTCTCGATAGAACGCTTCACCGTGATACACGGCCTCTCGAAGCGCCTCAGTCGAAACTACAGCACAGTGGTCAAGACTCGACAGCGACGTGTCCTTCTTAAGAAGCAACATTCGTGCAATTGACTTGACATCAATCGGAGGAACGTACATCTTCATCTCAGCATCATAAGTTAATACACGCTTGAGGAAAGAAACGTCTTCAAGACCAGACAACTTCATTTGTCCAGTCTTCTTCGCATCTGTCATAACAATGCCGAGCAACTCAAGCCAATCAGCACAATACGTGGGGGAGAGCGGAACACCACAAGCCTTCAAGTTATCATCACCATATGTCACTAAAGCCATATTCTGACGGAATGAGAAACCACAGTTCGGAGGAACTGGATTCTCAAAGAAGGTGGAAAACCAAAGTCGCATCTTAGGAACATCCAACTCATGGAGTCTATTCTTATAATATACAACTCGTTCTCCCAACGACACACAAAAACCATTAAGCTCAACAGTCCAGTCACTTCCGGAGGGATTCCAGAAAGGACAGAACAAATCAT